GTCTGGTCAGCGGTAGCGCCAGCTTCTACGCCATCTAATTTAGTACCATCAGCCGCTACATCTCGCCCATCTACCGTACCACTTACCGTAACGCTTCCAAAAGATGGGCTGTCGTCTGGCTGGACAGCAGTGTCAGCCAATGTGCCTTGTGCCGCAGTCGCGTAGTCAGTCGCCGCTGTAGTGGCCGCTGTGCCGAGGTCTGAGGTCTTGGCTAATGGATGGCCGCCAGCGGTAGAGCCATCGTGAACGACTACAGTATCTTTGTCTGTATCAACAGTAACTTCCGCCAAAGCTCCAGTAAAAGCATTGGTTTGTGTCGTCGTCCCGCGACGTAATTGAATTTGCCGTGCCATTAGACCAGCCCTCCGTAATCATCCGTTAAAGTAACTGCACCAGTGACAAGGCCGTAATCCAAAGTATCATTAAGGTCTTCTGCGATGACACTAAGAAAAACTATTGCAGAACCCGACAAGTCAATAAGTGACCCTGAGTTACTGCTTTGGAGAACTACTCTAGTCATAGTCCCAGCACCGCTGTTGAAGACACCAGAACCAATTTCCCAGTAGTCGTCATCTTCTATTACATAGCGAACAGTGTCGCCAGTTGAGACATCCGCATCTGAAAATGTTTGGAAGCCGTCTACAGCAGAACCGAGAGTTATCGTCCCAGTGCCTGTTGTAGACGTTTCAACCTTAACTCTATTTGCAAGCGTCACCATGTTCAGTCACCTTATGCGAGTTGAAGAACTCCGTTTGCAGCAGAGAAATCTACAGTCAAACTGTCACCATCGTTAAGCGTCAAAGATGAACCGTAATCATAGTAACCGATCAAAGGGTCAGCAGGAGAGGTCACTGTGTCATTGTAGATATACACATAGCGGAACGGGCCTGTTGAGCCGCCGGAAGATGTCAACGTGATGTCAGCCAGTACCAGCTTGTATGTTCCGCCAGTTTGCGCAGACGAGGATGTAGTCACGTTTCGTGCAGACAAGTTTGTGTAAGCAATCTGAGTGACATTGGCGAGTACACCATTTCCATCCGCAGCTGGGTTGGGTGTTTCCGAACCCGGTGCAGTGTTGGACAGAGCTACAACGATCTGGTCGCTTTCTAAATCCATGTTGTGAACAGCGTTTGCAACGAAATCGTTCACCTTGTTAAAAGTTGCCATGATAGGCCTCCGAGGTTTATGTTAGCATATGCACTCGCAATTTAGCACAAAGGATATCAGTAGTAAATCACGAAGGTTGTGTGGGCCAAGCTGGAATTTCTGGGTCAGTTGTATTCGCTGGTAAGTCGCGCAGGGCTTGACGGTAGGTGGCCCACTCCTGCTTTTTGGCATCTGTTAGTGGGCTGTCCCAAAACATATGTCGGTCTGACTTATTTAATATAAAGTTTCTTTCGTGCCTTAGCCTTTGCCAAGGGTCTGATACGTCAAAGTCTATGCTATTCATTGTTAACCTCTTTTAATCCTGAGTAAAGATTGAAGAAATAACGCCATTGTTTATCTGCAACTTACCCTTTCTTCCGTTATACTGCCTCCAACCTACAGTTACAGTTTGAGATGTATTGGCAGAGGCGTTGAAAGCATAGTTGCCTTGCAGAGTAACGCTTACTGTACCGTCAGTATTGCCCACACCGCCCGTGGACAACACAAGTGAGCTATTTACAAAGACTTCTATCGTAAAACTATAACTGCCCTCACCGCCGGGGCGTGTCTCCAAAACACCCTGTATAAACAGAGTGAGTAGGGCTACAGAAGCAGAGCTTGGAGTGTAAGTAAAACTTGTGATTGTACCTGAAGCAGCAGGGCTATCGGTGTCGCCACTTCTGTTCCCATATTGGCCGGACATTGTAGAAAACTTATTGGTCGATAAAGTAGGGATTCGCGCTGCATTAAGGACACCAGCAGTAATCTTATCCGCGTTTAAACTTCCAATCTTTGCGCTGGTTACTGCCAAGTCTTGTATTTTTGCAGATGTGATTGCAGCGTTTGCGATTTTAGCGTTAGTCACGACAGCATCGGTAATCTGCGCTGAGTTTGTAATGATACCTGATGCAGCAATCAGACCACCTGTGATCGTGTTAGCAGTGATCTTATCACCCGTGATTTCACCTGCTGCAATCTTGGCCCCTGTAATTGCATTAGCAGCAATCTTATCACCAATGATAGCACCAGCAGTAATCTTCGCAGAAGTTATAGCGTTGGATGCAATCTCATCCGCTGTGATAGCTCCAGTGGCAATATTACCCGCTGCAATCGTATCTGCTGCAATTTGACTTGAGGTGATACTCCCTGCGGCAATTTCAGAAGCTGTCACAGCACCAGCGGCAATCTTAGGCGTAGTGATTGCACCGCTAGATATTTTAGTCTCTGTTATAGCCCCCGATGCAATGACATCACCAGTGACTGCATTTGTCGCAATCTTAGCATTTGTTACTGCATCATTAGCGAGCTTGAGTGTGTCAATCAGACCATCTGGTATTTGAGCGCCAGCAATAGACCCGGTTAAGTCACTAAAGTCCTCAGCACCTCCGACAACTTGCTCCCAAGCGGAACCTGTCCACTGATATAACTTCCCGTCAGTACGGTTAAACACCTTCTGACCCTCAAAGTCACCAGATGCAGGTAGAGATGTAACATCCTCAATGGCATATAAACCTTGATCGGTGAACAAACTATAGACACCATTAGCGAAGTCATCGTCATCGATAAAGTTGGTCGTCGCTGATACACCAGTAGTAAATGCAGAAGCATTGCCACTGTAATCTACCGATTTAAGGAAGTAATATCTTGTCAGATTAAGTCCAAGATTTGTGCGTGTGAAGCTGTCACCGCCAGAGATACCAACCTTAGACGCGCCCGTGCTAGTGTTCGTTGTGTTCTCGTATATCTCAACAAAGTTAAGATCGCTGTCGGCTGGGTTAGTCCACTCGACTGTAATGTATTTAAACCCGCCAGTGGCGCTGATCGCAGTTGGCAGTGCTGGCGCGGTCGTATCACCACCGCCCGTAAAGGTAGCCGTGACGAAATCACCGCGACGACCGTTTGCAGCTACCGCCCTGACCCGAATAATATATTGGACACCGTCAACCAAAGGACTCAGCTCAATACTCGTTTCAGTTGTGGTTGTAGCAGCATAGTTGCTATCAGCGACCGCCTTCCACTCAACATCATAATGCGTAATGAATTTATTTGTTGGCGCGGCCCAAGACACAATGACGCTGTTGATAAACGTGCCGTCTGTAGTTGTTCGCCCACCGCCTGACGTTGTTAGACTTGCTATATCTAAAGATGCAGTTGGGTCTGTGAGCGTGCTGTCATTGCCAGTAATGTCGCTCTCTTCAGCGGACCAACTAAACGCAGCGGATGAAGTCTCGCGCAATGTAAGGCCAACTCTAAGGTCGCCAGCATCACCATCATTTCGGAACTTCCAGCCAACAACCTCAAACTCTTTAGCTGAAAAGCCATATCGGTCCATATTCAGCGCAATTATATCACCGCACTCAACCTCAAAAGCCTCTAGCCCAAAATCACCCGAAAGGGTCATTTGCTCACGGCCACGGAACAGAGTCATCTTGGCCAGTCTTTGCGCCATTGAGGCCGATGTGGTTAGTGGCAAAGCTAAATCAAGCGCACTTTCAACACCGTTATCGTCCGTAATAAAAGAAGATGATCTTATCTCTGGATAGTCCGAACGAATAAAGCCCTGATTCGCATCATTAAATGTACCTCTGACAATGTTGAAGTTGTCACGTCGGCTGTGCTTTGTGTCTAGGGTGATCGGTCCACGCAAGTCATCAAGGGTGAATGTCTTAATAGATGATGTATATTCACCAACCTTTAGGTGCCACTCACCTTGCCCCCAGAACAATGTTCCAGCGCAGGCTGTCATCATATCGCCTAGAACGTCGGAAGGGGTCTGATCTAGGCTTATGACACCGTTGATCTCATATCGGTTCTCTGTACCGCTGCCAGAGAGGGTAACGTCCTCATCGCATGTGTTTGCGGCGGTCTGAAAGTATGCGTCGTTTGTGTCACCCGAATTGTCTAAGCCATACGCAGAAACAAGGTAATCGCGAATACACAAAGCTGCATTGGCAGAATAAACCGTTGTGGACGTGCGCGGATCATATAACTTCTTGCCCTGCACTTTTGCAGTAAACAGTGGAACCCCTTCAGCGAAAACGTCCTGATCGTATTCCATACGAACATAGATGTACGCAATGCCTTCGCCCTTAAAATCAGACGTAACAGATGTTTCACTTTCTAGATCACTATCTGCGCTCTGGTTGTCAGCACCCGTATGCTTTTTGATGCGTATTTTGGAAGTGGATGTTCCACTATCGTAGCCCCACTTATTGTCAGTAACGTAGGCTTCTGTTTCTTCATCGTATCGCTGATCTGTGACGTAACCGCTGCCATTAACTTCATATTTGTTTTCATTAATATAAATGTCGCCAATGCTGTTGACCTCATGGCCAGCAAGCACAATGATCTGATGCAAATATTGATTAGTGTCGCCTGTGCTTTCGATAAACGTAACAACGCCACCTTTGCGCATCTCACCGTACACAATTTGCTGCGGTGCAGTGGCATTACGGGTGTTAGTTAATAAGCCGCGTGATCCAGCGCCGCTAAAGCTGGGGCTAGGGGACAACGCACGCAAGGCCCAAGATGTAACAGCGGTAACGGCTATATAAGAGACCGCATACGCTGCGTAATATGCAAGAGTACCAGCGGTCAAACTACTGAAGACCGTAGACATTATAACTTCAGCGCGCGGGACACGATCCCAGCTATTCCAATTCTTAACGGTTAGATCACCTAGCTTGTATGTCATGCTTTAATCCACGCGCCCGTAATGAAGTCTATTTGCTGCGAAACTAAACCTTTTTCGCCCAAAAAGATAGCCTTTGTGCCTACAGAAATTCCAAGTGCTTCACCAATTACCCACCGCCTAGCACGATCACAAGTAACCAGCGCACCCTTGGGTGGGATGTGGTCAACCCGCGTCAACTTACAATCAATTGCATCCTGAAGAGTGTTAGATTTAAACACTTTGCGCAGGTCATCACGCTTCAAATACATGCCGCCCTTAGTATATTTGCCAACCCAATCATCCGCCCAGCCTTCGCCATACATGGCCTTATAGGCGTTATTTGTAAACATAAAGCAATCATTGGTGTGCCACTGAAAAGATACATTACGCATCTTTTTTATGTAATCGTTTAGCGCGTCTAAATCAGGCTTCACCATTTTCTGTCGCCCTGCCCCATACGATTTGCTTGTCTTGGAGCTTTGTAACCCAGTCAAAGAATGTGTCATCGCCCGTCAAGCTCTTGGCCACTCTAACGCCTGCGTGGCTCTCTCGGGTGTATCTGCGCACGTTTGGACGCTCTAGGACAATTAAACGGCTCTCTACGGTCAAACTGATTGTTGCAGTTTCGGCACTATCTTGGATAGTCATCTTATCCATAAAGCCGCTGAACACCTCAACGGTATCTGTACCAACGCCCCAATAGATAGTGACTAATCGACCCTGATATTCCTCAGTCAAAGCATAGGAAATTATTGTGCTATCTAGTCCGTTCAAAGTTAGCGTAGTTCCACGCGCAGATAGGTCTGATGCTTCCTCTAAGCCATCTATGGCGAGTAAGTTGCCCGTCCCGGTGTAGGTGTTGCCATTAATCGTTTTGTTGCCGTAGCCCGTCCAGAAGCGCAAATTGGCGGTATCAAAGTCCAGATCGACCGCATAGAAAACTTCAATCTCATCGCCGTCAAGTGCTGTAAGTAATGCGCCGGGAACTGTTCTACTCATATCGCTTCAAACGCTCCAAATGTTAGGCCGTAAATGCTAGCTTCATTGACTGACCAATTTTGCTGATTGCTTGCCAGCCTAAACTTGCCAGTTGTGTTTAGTATATTAACACCCGCGCTAGATTTAGCCTCTCGCAAAGCTGGCCATATTTCTATGTCCTGTGCGGCTCCCGTTCCAGTCGCATTAACTAAAACCTTGTGCAGTGAACGATTGGCCGTTGTGCCGATCTGTATGTAATCGCCAGCCAGGAGAGTTTCACCCGATGATATAGTAACGGAAATAGTTCTAGCTCCCGCGCTACCTGTAGCAGAATTAACATCATTATTGGCTGTCACAGTTCCACGCGGAGCCGCTGCCGTAGGATCACCGAGGTAAAAAGTGCCATATTGACCACGCAAGCTAATCAGGAAGGCAATCCATTGCTCCGCATCTGCACGCTTCATCGGCGGCAATGTAATGTCAGCTTGCCACATTTCGCCACTGTAAGCATGGGCCTGACCCGCAAACGTAAATGGTGATTGGCTATATGCCACTGCATTTACAGCCCTAAGCTCAATCGCGGCGATGCCCGTATGTGACGGCAAAGCTAAAGGGTAAGTGATAGCCATTATGCAAAAGCCCTTCCGTATGATCCACCGCGCCGTTTAGCGTCTGCAACCGCCGCTTTCGCGCTCTCGGCAATCTGTGGCATCAGTGACTTGATTTCAGTCCGTACAGTTTGTTGTACGCCAGTTGATACGTTGATGGTTTGGTTTACGATGACCTGGCCGCCGCCCTGACCCTTGGTGTGGTCAACTACAGTTTCCCTTGGGTGCATCATGGCCATAAAGCCACCTTTGCCATCAAGGCCACCAGCTCTTGCGCCGTTGCCTGTGTAGCCGCCACCTGCGAAGGCGCGGGCCTGCGGGCGGACGTTACCTGTCCCCAATGGCATTGATGGCCCAGAGACCTGATTAGCATTGAAGTAACCACCAATGGCGCTGGTGATGAACCCTGTGATCTGCTTTACAACAAACACACGATACAGCTCTTTGATGATCTCACTCGCCATTGACTTGAACGCTTCTTTTGTTGATTTTGTGCCATCAACAGCACTCATCATG